TTTTACGACCGAAACGTACTGCGAGCTCTGCAGTGTGAGTTGCTTGAATAATTTTTAGTTTAGGATTATTTCCTATCATCCAAGCAGGTAAAAAGTATGAAGCAAATTCAGATTTTGTATGCCTAGGTGGCATATTGATAATTAATCTTTTTAATTCACCAGTTTTTAATCTATTAAATTTATCTGCGATTTCTTTATGATGGAACCCTTCAATAAAATCTGGCCAAATATATTTTACAAAATCTAAAAAACTATTTTTAATATTATTTTTTTTAGCCTTCTCTATACGATACAAAACATTTAATTTTGTTTCCTTTCTTACTTTAGGGTCAGCTATCCTATTTAAATTTTTTATTTTTTCTATATCAAGCATAATGTTTAATTATGGTACCTTAAAAACTTTATACCCTACCCGGGTGTATAAATCCAGCACTAAAGGGTAACATCTGGGACCCCTTTTTTTGTTTTACCCTCTCCCCCCACCTTGCTTAAAAGGTATTTGCCAACCCTTTGGGACCTCTTCTTTTTTTCTTCGGGTGGGACCCGCCCACAGGTGTTTAGTGCGACATATTGTCGCACCCCACAACTAATAGCGTGATATATATGCAACGCACAAGTCGAGTGCATTATTTTGTTTAACTATTTATTTCATTTGATAATCTGGTTTTAATTTAACGAAACAGAAAGGTAATAACATGACTAAAGAAAAGCTAGACCAAGTAAGCGCTGGAATAGATAGACTAGGTGAGCAAGTAATAAACCTAACTAAAGAGAATAACGCTTTAAAATTTAAAGCAACAACTCTTAAACAAGAACTAACAACTCTAAAAGAAATGTTAGTTAAAGCGCATGATGACGCAAGAAATAACAAACGTAAAAATATATCCAGCTTTGGTGTATCTATGTTTTTACTTAACACAATAATACAAACTAATGTTTGTCTTAATAAACTTAATGTAAAGATAAATTAATATGGATATAGATATTAACTTAACTGAAACTGTTGCATGTTCCCTGTCTCAAGAGACAGGGACAGCAGTCCAAGAGTGCGAGTTCAAGGCCAACTACATGACTGGAACTGACAACTCACTTGACGATCTAGAAGTAATCTCCGAAGAGTAATCTTAAGAACAGCGCCCAGATTTCTGGGCGCTGTTATTCTTTAACGAAAAGAATTATTTAGCAATTTGTGCAAAGGACTTAGGCACACGCACCTCAATTTGTGCTTTATTGAAAACGTCATCTAAATTCTTCCAAACGTCCTCAATGGACAAGCCAGAATATAGAATATTCTTTGCGTCCTCAATACCGTTCTCAAGGTATTTAAAGAACTTGCCCTTTTCAGAGTTCTTATATTTTTCTTCAAGTTCTACTCGACAAGCTGATTTTATTGTGGACATAATACAATCTAAATCATTATCCGATCTAGATGATAAGTGCCATTGTCTTATCTCGTTCCAATGATTGAACTTATCTTTTAATGCTTGTTTTTTCTTATTAGCATTAACACTAAGAGCAGTCTCTTTCATATCTTTACTTGCTTTAAAATCAAGATATTCCTTTTCAGCTTGTTCAGCTTCTTTAATAAGTTTATCAAGTTTTAAAGTTGCTACAAATTTATTGAAGTCCTTTTCTAATTGTTTTTGAACTTCAAGTTCGCACTGTGAACGTATAGCGCTTTGCTTTTCTTGGAACTTGTTATTTATAAGTCGATCTAAATACTCAAGTTCTTGTTTTCTTATTGGTCTCATGTTTATTTTCCTTTCGTTGTTGTTATGCGATTATTATATCCTACATTATCCTATCTTGTCAAGCTCTAAATTAATTATTTTTATTTTTTTTTCTCCGGGTGGGACCCGCCCACAGGTGTTTAGTGGGGTGCGACACTATGTCGCATGTACATTAATATTTAATTAATATATAGTTATATTTAATCTCATCACTTGGGAATATCTGCAGAGTTCAGATCAATGCATTATGATCGAGATTATTAAGGGCTGGTACATCGCAACGGGGTATACATACTCAACCTATACGAGCAAAGTATCAGCCCTACAACCTACAGTTTAAATTTTTTAAGCGCTTTTTTTTAAGGGTGGGACCCGCCCACAGGTGTTTAGGCAGCAAGCAAGCTCTAATTTTTTATTTTTTTATTTTCACGGGTGGGACCCGCCCACAAGTGTTTAGTGGAGTGCGACAATATGTCGCATTGACATAACCTCAGGTTGCATGAGCCTTGCATCAAGGAACAGGCAACAATGCGCAAGATTAGATGTTGACACTATGGGACAATGTAGGATATAATTGAATCAATAACGAAGGAGAAAGAAAATATGAAGTATAAAAACACAAACCCATTTGCGGTTTATGACCCGAATCAAGTTGATGATTCGGAAGACATGGACCTGCATTGGGAAGACTTCTTAACTAATCTTAGAGAAGAATTTGAATCTCAAGTTGGTAAAGAAGTACATGCGACTGGAGAAGAAATGGGATGGCAGCGAAAATCAGGTGAAAAGACATTTACACTTGAAAAAACAAAAGATGTATTTGATGAGATAATACCAAATACACAACATCTATCTTATTATATTTATAAGATGGATTATAATAAATACGTTGCCAAAGTGTTCCATCATGACTCACCAATGGGTGAGACTTATAAGTTAACTATACAGGAGGCAGCATGAGTCACTTTTATGGAAGGATATCTGAGTCAGCAAGAAAGACTCAGCCTACAGCAAGAGCCCATCACTCACTAAGAGTTGAAGCGCAGAGTTGGCAGGGTAAGATAGTAACCCGTTTAATACGTGGTAAAGATGGGGATCATTTTGAAGTATGGAGAGAACCCCACGGCAGCAGCGGGGGTGAATACCTTCTGCTGGTTCAAGGCAGGATAGACCTTAAAGATAAATTTCCAGGGGATCCTGATTATATTAAAAAAGCTTCCTAACGTTGTAAACCTAGCCCCCATCCAGGGGGCTAGAGAACTTCCCTAAAATAAAAACTAAAAATTATAAGGCGCAAGCAGGCGACGGTAGCAAGCAGCAAGCAGGCACAAGGCGCAGGCACACGGTTTTTTATTTCTGGGTGGGACCCGCCCACAAGTGTTTCGTGTGCCAAGAGCCAGGGAGCAAGGCACAGGGGTGGGACCCGCCCACAAGTGTTTGGTGTGACAATTTTGCAACATGCGACACTATGTCACATTGACAAAGGTTTCTTGAACCATGGCCCATGATTCGGCAACAGTGGCGCAAGGCTCACGGCCAACAAGCTTAAGGATATCGGCTCCTCTATAAAGTTTTATGGAACAAGGACCGAGGGCCTTTTTTAAGATAAAAGTATTGTGTGGATGTCTCACGTGGAATGCAATTTGATGAGGAGAAAATTTTATAAAATTACCTTTGGTTACTTTAAGCTCCACCGTAAAAAACTTGCCATTTTTATTGCAGCACAATAAATCTGGAACACCAGCACTGGCCCAAGATTCAAGTCTTGTAAAGGAAATTTCAGTTATATTCTTTTTAACTTCAAGCCAAAATTTAGATTCAGCTTTCATATAGAATTCGCCGTAATCAAACCACTTGTGATGAGCGAACTACTTTAGACATTTTATGCTTTTGTGGTTCAGTAACTAACACCAGTCTATGAGTTTCAAATGGACCAATTAACATATTTTCCATTAGTTTTATTTCTGCAATATCATGTAAATCACCATTAGGCATTTGAACTTGAATGCGTGCATTCTTTGCAACTTCTGACTTTGTAATTAATTTATCTAAAACTGAAGCTAGTGTTTGTCCGTTTATCATAATTTTAAACCTGGGGCCCAGTATCCAGAGAAAATCTAAAGTTAAACTCTTTCGTAAGCCAACCCCAGGTGGGTGTGTTAACGTACTGGAAAGTATGTTACAGTTGACTTATACGATATATTACGGTAGCAGTCAACCCATGAGTTTACCAAAGAAATTAACAGAAATGCAAATTAAATTTGCTTACGAGTTAGTCACAAATGAAGGTAGAAAAACCGGAACAGAGTGTGCTATTGAAGCAGGTTATTCAAAAGATAGAGCAGTAGTAACTGCATCAGAATTACAGAACCCAAAATTATATCCGTTAGTGGTCCAATACATTGGAGAATTAAGAACAGAGTATCAAAAGAAATATGACGTGACCTTTGAAAGACATATCTCGGAACTTGCTAAGCTTAGAGATAATGCCAGAGAGTCTAAAGCCTGGAGTGCTGCAGTGAATGCAGAGGTGGCTAGAGGTAAAGCTGCGGGTCTTTATGTTGAACAAAAAATTATTAGAACAGGTAAGTTAGAAGATTTATCAGAGGAAGAATTAGATAAACGACTTGCAGAAGTATTAGATCAATATGCACCTATACTTGAAGGAGTTGAAGTTGACGAAATCAAAGCTGACGTGAAACAAAAGCAATTAGATATTCGCCTGGGGAAACCTCAACCGCCTTCAAATAAAGAAAAGATTTTAGTAGACTATTCTTCGTCTTCTTCGTCTTCATCATCTGACCAGTCTTCTGGTCCTTCGTCTGAAGAATCACACTCACACTGATTGTCTTCTAGATCTTGAGCCTTATCTCTTAACAGATCTATATCTTCTTGAATTCTATCCATTATATCTTGGATAGTTTCTGACTTTTTCTTTTTAGCCATTGATCTTCTCCATTTTTTTGATGTTGTTTGCGGGTATTACAGTCCTATCGCCGAATGTAATTTCGCCCAAGTTGTCTATCTCATAGCTAGAAAATATCCAAACGTAATCTTTTGTTTTGCGATAAATAAAACCAATTGAAATACAATGACTTACATCCATTCTATTAAATTCAAGATCGGTAGCCCAACCTGAATCTGAACATATATCTTCCCAAGATATTTTATATAGTTCAAATGGGAATTTCTTCATAAGAACTTTTTTATACCCTATTTAAATTCTATTCAAAAACAAAAAAGGTACGACCAGACGGCTAGAGAGGTCAAATTGTAGGAAAATTGTAGGAAAAATGACCCTTGATTTTATTAGCTTATTTGCAAAAAAGCTACAATGACCTACAATTGTAGCCTTTTTTTTCGTCATTTTATTCATATAAATCAATGACTTACCAAGATTGTAGTGCTTTTGGGCACTTTTTTTCCCAAAAAAAAATTTCAAAAAAAAATAATTTTACCCTCCAAAAAGTCCTTATAAAGGCTACAATGAAATAAG